TTACCTTCTGTAAGTACATTACCACTAACATCAATATCGAACTTGTCGGTTATTACACCAGTTGTCCCATTAACGTTGATTACCTCGAAGCCACCTTCGGACCTAACTGGTCCACTAAAAGTTGAATTTGCCATAATTTCCTCCTCGGAAAAAAATCTATCATCTTGGCTTGTCTGCTAGGTCAGTTGATAGATAAGTTAAGTTATCCTAGAACCTTAGTCTATATCAATTCTGCAAAAAAAGAAAGGGGAGCATAAAGCTCCCCTTTCTAGAGTTGGATAAATTTACGCTCCAGGGGAACCGTAAATACCACGCCAGTCACTAAAGCCGAAAGAATATCTTTCTCTAGCTTTGTAACGCATGTTTCCAGTCTCGAAGTCACCTTCCATACCAGTAGACATTGCACTTCTAACGAAATGTTTTAATCCATTTGGTGCGTCTGTTTTAATAAAAAACGCATCAGTGTCGGTTAAGAAGTGATTTACCACGTAACCTCCAGGAAGCATACCCATATTCTTAAGGGCATTTATATCGTTATCAGATGTACCTACTCGGTTAGGAGTGTTCATCAATCTGTCAGCAACAAACTGTAATGCTGGTGGAATGATTAACTTTCTAGCCTGAACATTGGTTTTTAGACCACGCTCATCTTTAAATGCAGAGATGTCTATCATCGCATTTTCTAGAGAAGTTTCATTCAAATCAGCACCAGTACTTGGCTCATTACGTTGACTTCCTGCTGTTAAAGTAGGATGATCAGTTGTCATGAGAGGTTTTCCATCGCCTCCTGGGAAGGATGTATTAAAACCGTTATTAAGTACATTCGCAGCTTTTACTTGCTTAGTTTGACTCATTGAGCGAGCCAACGCTTTAGTATATCTAGCAGATATACTGTCGTACAGATTGTCTTCTATAGCTTCTTCTGTTAAAGCAAAAGCTAATGCCACAGTTTCATGTGAGTATCTAGAAGTAAAAGTTTCTTGCGCATAGTCATAAGTGACTGCTGAGCCTTCGCCTTTTACGGGAGCTTCACCGAAGCCTGATAACATAACTTCTTCTTCAAACGCTCTATCTGAATTCTCTGTATCAAAGATTTCAGTATGCTCGTTTTCGTATCTGCTATATTCAAGACCAAAAAGTGCGTTCAATCCTGGTTCTAGTTCTTGGACTAGTTGTGCTCTATTAATTGCCATTTATATCACCTTTTTAGTTATTGCCAAAGATAGAAGCTGGGAATGTTACATACATTCTAGCAAACTGACCTATAGAATTTGATGGCTTATCTGGAAAGCCTACTATAAATGCAATTCCGCTAGAAGTAGTAGCTGTCACTGCTTCTTTCGATCGCCCTGTTGAAGAATCACCTGCGGTTGTCGTAATCGTATTGATTGTGCCGATTGAAGCTTGTGTAGGAGTAGCAGAACCCTGCGCCTCATAAACAATATTCGGATCGACATAAACAAACGCTTTCGCATTCGCAGAGCCTAAAGTAGCAGTATCAGCAGTCCACGACTTCGAAAAGACGATTTCTCCTGTTGTTGCTGTAAATTCTACACCTGCAAATACACCTAGTGGGGCACCTGTCGCAGTACCTTGAATAACCAAACCACTTGAGAGATTAACCACGTCGCCCGAAAAAATCGAAGCATTCGTGCCACTTGCTATCGCAAACTCACTTGGTCTGATTGTTCCACCAGACATATGATATGCAGGAGTAAAACCATCTGGGTCATTTACATTCGCCATTTTATTTCACCTATTATATATGTTGTTATTAATCTTAGTTTTACCTAAGAGCCTTTTCCGAAAGTCACTTTACTTTGCCTATTAGGTCTACTAATTGGCATAGAAGGATCACTTTCTCTCATCAAATCTGTGTCAACAGCACGCATAGCGTCTGCGGTCATACCATCGAAATAGTCTTTCCGTTCCATCACTGTTTCCTCAGGGATCCTTGCCAAGATTAACCCACCTACACCGATAATACCTGCATGTCTTCCGTCTAGTATCGTTGGAGCTTCGAAATCTGGATACTCTTCAGCACGAACAGGCTCAAAGCCTTCACGTAAACGCTTAGACATATTAGTCCTATCGTCCTGACCTAGTATAGATTCTCTGATCCATCGATGCTTAAAGCCAGAAGGGGCTGGAGGTGCATCTAATGCAGAAGGTTGTTTCCATGGTGTCCTGCGAGATTCTTTATCTCGGGATTGAGCAGATCGTGGAGATCGATCTGTGCCAACAGTTTGCTCTACTTCGTTAGTTGTATTTTTATCTGTCATATTTAACTCCTATTGTTTAACATATTTTGCATACTCTTCAAGAGGCACACCTAGTTTTTTCGCAATTGCTACTTGACTCTGTGTGAGTTTAATCTTCTTACTGCGTGCGTTAGTTGTTCTTGCTTGTCTCGAAGGACTAGCGACTCTCTGCACGGGAGAATCTAAAACTTGTTCATTGTCAGTATAGTTCCTATTTCCAAAATTGGAAAGTCTGTTGTCCAATTCTTTATAATAGTCATTAGTTGTTCCATCATAACCTTCATCCATTAATTCACGATGGATACCAAAAGCAGCGAATGTTAATCCTTGGTCTTTACCAAACCATTGATTTTTTTCTGCCCATTGTTGTGCCATTGGATCTGGTTGTGCTGGCTGAGGGTTAGGCGAAGCTGGTATAACTGTATCTGTAACAGGTATTTCAACTCCATCCTCATCAGCTTGTTTTCTTTTTGCAGAAACACGTCGCAAACTTTCAGACTCAACTGAAAGACGGGAAAGTTTTTCGTTAGCATTTACAATACTATCCGTGTCTCCTCTATCATATGCATCTTTGTATTCTGCTTTTGCTGATTCTAGCTCTGTCTTAACTCGATTATCGTATTCAGTAAACATAGCACTATTTGCTGTGTCTGCCTTTTTCTTGAGTTTAGCATTTTCTTCTTGAACTTTTTGAGCCCAAGTAACTGCTTCTTCGTTTTGTCGTTCAGTTTCTCTAAGTTTGTATGTTAACTTATTAATCCTTTTCTGAACAGAATCACTATATTCTTCTTGTTCTGATTTTGGATCTGAGTCTGCTTCTTCCTCAACGACCTCAACATTTTCTTCTACACCCTCAGTAGGAAGTTCTATCTCTACTGTGGTTTCTTCTTCTTTTTCTATGGCAAGATTATTTTCTTGTTGCATGGTTTCCTCCATGGTGGTTAATAGTCGACTGCATCTGGATCAGATATCTTAGCTAGAATCTCATCATCATTAAGTAAACGAAGTTCGCCTCCGTCTATCTTAAATCTAGCTCCAGCATATCTGCCAAAAAGCACCCATTCGCCTGCCTCACACCAAGCACCTTCGGGAAACTTTACAGCATCCTTGTAGGCATCTGGTCCGAGAGAGATAACATATCCTACTACTGAGGATATTGTGTCTTGTTCAATTGTATTTTTAACTAGCTGTATACCACCTTCAGTAACAGAGTTTCTACCTCTAGGCAGAATAAGTACTCTATAGCCTGTTGGTTTTGGTAACGAGTCGAGTTGAGAAGATATTTCTTCTGCAGTTTTTTGCTTAGGCATTTCTTGTTGTAGTTTCTTGTCAAAATTCATAACAAGGTCTGGCGTATCTTTCTTAGTTTTCTTCAATTTCTTTCTCCATATTTTTTTGCAGGTCAATTATTTCTTGTTCCGCAGAGCGAAGACCTGATATCTCTCCTACGACGCGTTGGTATTGCTCATGATTGGCAACACCTCCAGAGGCTAAAGTTTCTTCTAAGCTAGAAATACGTTCTCTATACTTTTTAAGAAGATACTCAACAACCCTGACATAGTCCATAAATTAATCTGAACTATGAAAATTTAAACCTTTAGTGGCAGCCCCAGTTCCTCTGGTTTTGACAACTTTTTTATTTGAATGAAGTCCACCTTCGCCATATCCAGGCATGCCTCCTTCTTTCATTTTCTTAGGTTTTTTTCCTAATTTTTTTAGATCAGCACCAGTAATGGAATCTCTTGGTTCAGCAACTGCTGCTAATTTCTTTTGTTTTTTAGAATAATTTTCTTTAGGCATATTTTTCTCCGTTAAAGATATTTAGTTTTCTTTTTTCTGTCGGGCATCACTGCACCACAGCCTCGATGGAACATTCCACCTTCAGCCATTTTATAAAGACCACCGTCTTTTTTCTTAGCAGTTTTTGCTGCGTCTTTAAAATCTTTCGCAGAAGGAGCACCTTTAGCACCTTTCGGTCTAGATTTTTTACCTTCTGCTTTTTTCTTGTTGATGTTGTAGTAGAGACCTTTCTTAACAGTTCTACCATCTTTAGTTGTATGTGTACCTTTACCCATTATTCACTTGCCTCCTCAGCATCCTTAACTTGTTTTAAAATTTCTGCATAAGATTTTTGTGCCTTTAGCTCTGCCTCTATTCCGTCTTTTTCTTTTGCTGCTGCTATTTTCTGTTGAGCTATGTCTTCATTCTTATCTGCTTTAGCTAACGTAACTTGAGCATCCATTTCTGCCAAAGTAAGATCGGTTTGTGCACGAAGCTGATCGGCTTGTTGTTTTCTCTGTATTTCCATACTTTGTAGTTCTAGCTGTTTGTTAGCTAAGTCTATTTGAGGTTGTTGTTGTGCAATCTGCTGAGCTTCGATTAAGGCTTGTTCCTGTCCAGTTATCTGTTGCGTTGCTTCCGCAGCCATCATGGCAATCTGGTTCTGTATTTCCATAGGAACAGGTTGTCCTTCTTGTGGAAGCTCAATGCCTTGTTTAGCAAGAATCTGTTGTACTTGTAGTCTGTACTTCATAGCTTGATGTTCTTGTATATGTGCTTGCAGTGCTTGTATTGCAGCAGGATTTTGTTGCACCATAGGGTTTTGCATAAATGCAGTATGTGCTGCTATGTGGGCATCATGGTTTTGTTCTAAGAATGCTTTAAGTGGCATTCCCATCAAAGCATCTTGATTCTCTTGAACTGGGTCTTTTGGCTGAGCCTCATCTAAAGGCATAAGTATTTCGTCGATGTTTTGTACACCTAGAGCTGAGTACATTTTATAGTAAGCCTCTCTTAGATCGTGTAGCTCAGGAGCACTTTGTGCCAGCTGAAGCTGTGTTTGTGCAAGCACAACTCTTTGGCTCATGCTAAATATGTTTGGGTCACTTACAGGAAGAACGTCAACTTGTCCATCAAAATCTTTAGCATAGATTGTGCGAGAACCACCAACTACATCGTAAGGGTACTCGGGAGGAAGAGACTCTGAGAAAACTCTAGCTAAGATTTTAAACTCCATCTTCTGTGCAAAATGCAAGCGTTTGTGTATAGCAGACATAATCTTACTACCACGTTCGAGCATAGCTATCGTTGTACCTACAGGAGCTTCCTGACCCATATCGCCGATCTTCATGTCTGCAATGTTAGCAAAGCGTTGCCCACCCTCGACTATAACACCTAGTAACTGTGCAAGCACAGCACTCGGTTCTTTATAGGGAAGTGGCATAAGGGCATCTCTAATTGTCCCACCTGGCACATCTACATCACGCCACTCACCTGGTTCTATAGGTGTATCGTCATCACGGATTCGCATACCTCGTGCCTTGAATCCAGCAGGTAAGTTGCTCAGTGTTCCGGCATCAACAAGCTGTCTGAGGATCGATGTTGCTGACTTACTGAGTCCTCCAATCATATGGATGAGCCCAAAACCATAAAAACCGAGTCCTGGAAGGAATTTATAGTGAACAAAGTAGTCAATTTTTTTCTTTAAAGGATCGTCTGGATTGAAGTTTCTACGAACAGAAAGGACTTGTGTACTCTCTTTTACGATTGTTACTATATAAGGTAGGGCAATTCCAGTCTCTTCGCCCTCTACAGTGTCCTCAAAACCCTCAAGATTGATGTCAACATGCATCTCGAGGATGGTAAATGTCTCAGGAGTCACTGGTTTTGATACTCCAGTGATGTCGTTTATCTTTTGTTTAACTCCAGCGAAGTCGTCACTTGAACCAATGCTCGGTTTCCCTATCTCCACGTCTCTATATAGACCAGCATACTGCATTTTACGAATATGATTTTCTGACATCTGAATAACATGAGTTGCTCTTTGGCAATCCATCAGGTCTGTAGTGGCATAGGAAACTACAAGATCCTCTGCCATTATAAAGTTGCTTACAGCTCTAGCTTTAGAGGGATCGTAAAAAACTTTTTTAAATGCTGACCCAGATAAAGGTAGGTAGAACAACAGTTGATCTAACTCAGGATCATACTCTTCCATATTGTATGTTATCTGGTAGTTCATGAACTCTTTGACTCTCTGACATTGCTCTTCTTTAGCAGCATCAGATACACCTAAGATCTGTGACTTAACAGGTCCATCAGCAGGAAGTAGTTCTTTATATGCTTGTGCTTGGAATTGGGCTACTGATTCAGAAAGAAGTGGATGGTGTACACCACTGGCACCTGGGAAGGGCTCAGTTCTATCTTCAGTTTTTATACCAAGTAGATCTAGACCTTTAGTGAATGTTTCTAGCCAGTCTCTTCTTGACTCTTCGTCTTCTTCGAAATCTGAAATTAGGTCTATGGCAAGTGTGTTTAAATCTGATTCGTTTATAACTTCTGCTAAGTTTTGATTAAAGTCTTCAAGAGGATCAGGGACTATGTCAATCATAGATTCTTCTTCCTCACCTTCAATCACAATATTCTCAGGAAGTATTTCACCCATTTCTTCTGGGATCTCAACTTCCATACCGTCTTGCTGGAGCATCGAATCAAGTATTGTTTTTTCTACTGCCATTATATTTTCAAATCATACGGTATAAAGTCGTCAATAGTAAACTCGTTTCCTACGATACCTCGGTTCTTCTTCGTAATCTGTGCCAAGCCTCACGAATCCACCTTGCCTAAATCTCATTAGTGCTTGGGTTGTGCTGTCAACTAAATCGTCGTGTTCACCGTTAGGAAAATCAGAAACTTCGTCCATTAATTGTTCAGCCCAGTTGTTTTCTGGCACCCATACATAACCACCACTAAATAATGGAGTACATGCATTCAATCTAGCAATCTTATCTTGACCACGACTTGGCGTAAAGTTTTGAACAGGAATTCCTAGTGCTCTCAGTTCTTGAGTAAGAGGCATCCCCGAGGCTTTGCCTTCGATAATCACACTTTCAGGATCCCACTCTTTATATTGCTCTAATGCTTTCGCCTTGAGTTCAGGGAAAGAAAGCCTCTCGCGAACTGAATCCATTAAAATAACATGTGCTTCATTGCCTGAGTACTGTTCATCGCCTATCATCCCTTCAGGGTAGAACACCCCCCAAGTAGTGATGGCTGAGAAATCTGCTCTTTCAGTTTTCAAAAAAGCCGTGTCGTAACTTTGTATAATGTAGTCTACACTTGGAGGATTATCACGATCCCAAATTTTAAACCACTCTCGATTAATAATACTCGCCCCTTCGCCTGTTGGGTTTTGCATATATTCTGCTGCCCATTTGCCTGGAGAGATAGAGGCTTTGATCTGTTCTAGTTCGGGAAGTGGCCAATATCCTGGCCAAAGAGGTTTTCCCGAAGGCAGAATAGCTGGGAACTCTATGATCTCCCATTGGTCAGCTGCTTCTGATTCCATCATTTTCTTTACAACGCGACCAGTCAAATCTTTTTTAGACCAGCGTGTCATAACCATAACGATGGCACCTCCAGGCTGTAACCTTTGGCGAGGTCCTGTCATATACCACTCATATGCATCGTCAAGTGCGTTAGCACTCATGGCATCTTGCTCAGAATGAGGGTCATCGATAATAAACAAATCCGCACCACGACCAGCCAATGCACCTCCAACACCAGAGGCAAAATACTCACCGTTCATCGTGCCGTCTTTCGTTCTTGTTTCCCATCGACCTGCTGCTTTACTTTCAGGATTTAGCTCGACGTTCGGGAACACATCTTGATACTCTTTGCTGTCGACAAGGTCACGAATCTTACGACCAAAACGAACAGCCAAATCTGCAGTATGTGTTGCCTGTATAATCTTGAGTCCTGGTTTCTTGCCGACTAGGTATGCTGGGAACATATAAGAGGCAAACTCCGATTTGGTGTGACGTGGTGGCATATTGATGATTAACCTTTTTAGTTCGCCTGATGCGATTCTGTCAAATGCCCTCGCCATGATCCGATGATGCTCACCTTCTATAAAATCAGTCCACATAGTCTTGACAAAAGGCAAAAAGTTAGTTTGTATAGTCTCTTTTTTCTGGAGCTCCGCCAATCGTTCCGATAGTTCGAGGTGTTCTGACAATAGTTCTTCGGGAATATGTTGTAGTTCCTTATTCATAATTTAATTTTTGTTCGAATATTTTTTGCAGTGAAAAGACTGGGAACCAACGCACAGTTATTATATGATGGTCATGCACGCAGGGGGGGTCATCATCCTCTGAGCCAAGATACCCTGAGTCCATCAGGAAAAGAATCCTTCTCATTTTGCTCTTGACTGTTGTTGTTCGGGAAGATCCTCTTCTTCGACAATCTCTCCTTCGACAGTGTAAGGAGTAGATGGTAGAATGCCTCCGGACTGTTCATGAAGTTCCTTGATTCTCTCGATAATCTGAAGTTTGGTAAGATCCGATGTTTTGTTGACTGTTAATTCTTTGCGATCTATGTATAATCCTGCTGCTTTTCCTCGACTTACTTCGGCTGTTACTGCTGCTCCGAATGCATTGTTCTGCATCGCTTGGTCTCTCAGTTTCTCTAGATTCTCGAGGTGGTTGGATAATGTGAGTGTTGCTCTGGCTGCTCCTCTGTTCTGCAACTCTTGGATCCTCCGTTGTACAAGAGGCTCGTTGTTCGCCAAGAAGGCTCCAGCCCTAGCTGCATTCTTGTGTGAATAACCAGCAAGGACGGCAGCCTCTTTCAACTTAGTTCCTGATGCCACTGCTTGGGCAAACTTCTCTTGTTTCGGAGTTAACTTCTTTTCCTTGCGTCTAGCTTCCATAGTTCCCTCGTGATCCACTGCTCTATATAAGGAGCGTGGATTATAGCTTGTAACTATTCTAACCTTAATTACCTGCTATCGTAAAGTATTCGCATGTATATCGCATATTACTCCTTACATCTAATAGCCTTCTAATAACTCAAGCTAATACGCTGTCCTCTCTTCTACAACAGTCTTTTGGCAAGATCCTATTACCCTATTAGCCAATAAGAAACTTTTCGTGAACACCATCTAACAAATCCATTCTTCATATATAGGGCAATACCCCAATATGCGAATGGCTCCGAGAGGAGCCATCTATTGAGGAAGATACTTTTTTAACTTACATCTTCTTTTGGATACACATACCTTGGATAAACAGCCTTAAGATTTTCTTGGGTCAATCCTGTTATATCTTCAAGCACTATATTATCTTTAGTAGGATTAAACTTGCAAGACCAGGCATAACCTGTTCCGCAATAAAGTTTACCTTGATAAGTGTAGGTGTGGTAATTACGTCTATACATACCAGCATCAACACATTTCATAGGAACAATCCCATGTTTGTCAAAGTTCTCTTTTGTTGGCTTATCGCCCCAGTCACTGCTTATTAGTATTGTGGTTTTTAGTACTGTCATTTTTTTCTCCTTTCTTAGTTTTATACCACGAAAGGCTCCCGAAGGAGCCTTAGTAAAGTGGCTAGAATTAGACTAGCAAGAAACCGTTACCAGCAACACTTAGAATAGTGCGGTTAGCTCTAGTAACCCATTCTAGTTGGAAGATTGCAGTTACTCTAGTTGTACCAGGAACGCCAACTATAATTGGGTGGCATTCTTCTAAACCAAATTTAGCGATAGCTTTATTTAGGTTTTCTATATTAGCGTAGGTTCTTGAGTTTTCGTCGATTACTTTATACATATTTTTCTCCTTTATTTAAATATCTACCACTCATTCTATCGCATTGTACAACAAAGTAAAGGACTTTAGTAAAAATAAAGGAGTTTATTCTCGAGCAAAAAAATGACCCCTACAGGAGCCATTTAATTTTAGGGATAATTTACTTATCGTTGTGTTTCCACCAAACATAATCTTCGTCAGATTCTGTTATAGAATGGATTTGTGTATCCAACATATTCTCAACTTTACAGTCATCTATGTTGTAATCTTCAGAAACAATTAATGCTTCGGCAGATTCCTTGCTGTGTGCTTTAACAAAATATCTTTTGCTATAAGTAGTAGTTGTCCTTATGTCAAAGATTTTAAGTTCCTTGTCCATGCTTGACAAAACAATTTCTGCCTCTTTCTCGGTTTCACACAAATATCCACGCCTTCCCAGTTTTACTTGTTTCTCGGTTCGTACACACCAAGCAAATTTTGTACCAGGGTTTTCAATTTTTTCTATTCTATATGTATCCATTTTTTTCTCCTTTCTTAATAAATGGGTTAGTTATACCACGAAAACCCTCAATAAGAGGGTTAGGGGAATCGTGGGTAAACTTTAGCCTATGAACACACTAGTAAAGCCATAGTCTGGGCAAAAACGGTATTGGACATTTATACCAGTACCGTGCTTTTCAGTATTACTAGCCTCGCCTTCCTTTACGAAAAGTTCTTGCTTCATAGCAGAAAACTCATCGGCATCTTTACAAGTTGCTAGGAAATCTTTCCAAGAAAGATTAATTATACCAGCAGCACTCGACATATAGTAAGTGTCTTTATAGGTATCGTCTTTAAACGAACCAGTGTCACCAACTTCTGTTCTAGCGTATTGGTAGACAGCAGTACGCACACTTATACTTACTTTGCCATATTTGGCAGGGTTATTTTTTAGACCTTGTACAACTTTTCTAGCTTGAGTGCCAGTTAAGTAGTAGTCAAATTTTTCTTCTTTATACATATTTTTCTCCTTTATTTATATATCTACCAATCAGTCTATAGGATTGTACAACAAAGTAAAGGACTTTTACTTTTTAGTCCGTTCGCGAAGTTCGCTGCTGGAGAAACTGTGACTGCGTTTATTAAAGTAGCATTTATCAAGAGTCT